AAATAGGGGGTTGACAACTTCAAGAAACCTGTGTATAATAAAACTGTCCTTTGGCGGACCCTAAGTATATACTATATACTATAGGACTGACTCTACGTTCCTCCTCTATCTGGTTCCTTCCTCTAGGGTAGCTCTACGTTCTCTACATAAGTACTACTTAAGTAGACTGATGCAGATTCCATGAGCACCCTACGTAGGGGAACCCCTTGGGTAGATACCCACAATAGGATAACGTAGGGTTCAGATACCCTAACAATTCATACACTGAAGCACCCCCTATGGTTCACTCCGTAGGGGTTTTTCCTTATGCCTAGTAATCTGTCGTTCATACATTGGCGGGAGCGTAGGGGCACCTTGTGAGTTGAGGAATTTTTATGAGAAAATCTTTAGGTGCAATGTACATACAGAGGCTACCCCCGCGACCCCCTGCCTCCGGGTCCACCAACGTGATCACATTCGTCTTCCCGCATGTATTCCTGCTCAGTTTGTGATCACATTCGTGTATTCGCATGTTTGCATGTGTTAAACCTGAGTGTTTCCCTATGTTAATACCCTTAACATTGTAGGGGCAAAACACCAATCACATATTCCAATCTTTGCATCCCTTTGAATACATTCATACATTCATATCTGTGCACCTACGTACCATGCCAACGGATATACATTCACTTTCCCGCATGGATGCACAAGTATATCATATGCAAGAACCTGAATGTGTTTCTTACGTGTGTGCGCGTGTGTTCCTACTCCGGCTTGATAACGACAACCTAATCCGCACCAGACTACCTATGAGAACGAATCAGGAACATCAACCTTTCTGTCGTTCTCTATCAATTTTGTTCTCAATGAATTCAATCACTTACAAGAAATATTCCATTGCCTTGCATTTTCTTGTTGACCTATTCGAATCCATGTAGTTAATTCAATTCATCGAAACACAGAACGGATCAACCAACATGACCTACTATGAAAGCTCAATCGGGGTGACCATCACGAAAGCCCGAGCATACAAAGAGTTTGAGACACATGGGGTGACCTGTGATTGGGTAGAGTTTGTGGCTTGGGCAGGGGATAAGGAAACGTATCTTGCCGAAGATGTCCTAGGTTGGTTGGGGTATTGATATGATATCCGCTACGCTTCTAATCGTCTGCATCTTTGGGCTTGCTGCCCTAGTATGCTTCACAGATAACTGAAAGGATCAACGCTATGGGTAACGCATTCTGGGCACGTGTGGCCTATCACAAGGACAATGGCATGACAGAGGGCTTGGCCAAGCTTACGGCCTATTGGGAAGGGTTCAAGGCCGACGCAAACGATTGACAGAGTTTTACCCTTGTAATAGCCCTTAGGGCGTCGCACTATCGTGCTCACAGGCTTGCAAGGGTAATGCTAAGGCAATCTTAACAGAAGGGGAAAGATCATGTCGTATAACGGATGGACGAATAAAGAAACGTGGCTTGTGAACCTATGGCACGGGGATTCTCTCGCAGAGATGCAAGAGGAAGGGGAAGAGATCACTGCGTACTATGCTCAGCGCATGGTGACCGATTGGCTTGACGATACGCGCCATAAATTGGACGGGTTTACCAACGACATGCTCAATAGCGCCATGGTATCCGTCAACTGGGAAGAAATTGCCAGCCACTATAAGAACGATTGACAGAGTTTTGCCCATGTGGGAAGTTTCATGGGCAATGCTAGAGCAATCTTGATTGCGACGTCCGAAGGACTAAAGGCAATCTTAACAGAGGGGACATGCTATGTCTTGGAAGGGTAATCTGCTACGTTCAGGCGGTGACGCTAAGACCGTAAAGGGTAATGGTGGCGAGTATCTAACGGCCATCATGTATCTTACGCCTTGGAAAAGCGCAGGCATTAACGTCTGCCCCATGGCTGAGCAAGCCAAGTGCATCGACGGCTGTCTAAATACCGCAGGCCGTGGGCAAATGTCCTCAGTACAATTGGGCCGTGCAAGAAAGACACAGTGGTTCGCCACCGATAGGCAAGGCTTCATGGCGCAGCTTGTCGCAGACTTGGAATCCTTTGTGTCGTATTGCATCAAGCGGGGTATCCAGCCTTGCGTTAGGCTTAACGGAACGTCTGATATCAGATGGGAATTGATCCCTGTCCAACGTGGTGGCCATACGCTAGGCAATGTCTTCTTAGCCTTCCCCATGGTGACGTTCTACGACTACACAAAGATTGCTAATCGCAAGGTGACACATACGACGCCCGGTAACTATAGCCTAACGTGGTCCTATAGCGGCGCTAGTGAGGCATACGCTAAGCAACACGCAATCGCTAAGGCTAATGGGCTTAACATTGCCGTGGTCTTTAGACGCAAGGGGGATATCCCTACGGAATTCCTTGGGCTTCCCACGATTGACGGGGATCGGGACGATATGCGCTTCCTTGACCCTAAGGGCGTAGTCGTGGCGCTGTATGCCAAGGGTAAGGCTAAACAAGATCAATCCGGCTTTGTTGTCGGCTAACAGGAGGGTAAGACATGATCTGGACCATTCACCGAGATGGATGCTTTGTTGCTAACTGTGAAGGCCACCACTTTGAGCTAGGCGAGATGGGACGGGGTAAATGGCTTCTTAAGCATTGGGCGTCACCTAACCCGCGTAGCGTATGGCATGACGTGACAGGCCCCGATGCAGGTAAAGAATTGGCGCAAGCCTTGGCTCAATCTTAACGACAGGAAAGGACTACTATCATGATCCGCACGACAGAACACTTTGCCACAGAGTTAGAGGCACACAAGCGAGGCGCAGACTTTGTAGATGGCTGGGGCTATGGGTATGGCGCTACTTATGCCGTATGGTTCTCAGAAACCTATGGACAGTGGACCTGTAGCATGTCACGTTATTCAAGCTGTGACTAATCAAAGGGAAGGGAACGACAGATGCTAGGTAATGCAAGAGACTTCGCAATCATCCTGTGGGTGGGTATGCAAGGATTAGGGTGGTTCATGCCGGATAGCTATGGTATGTTCCAAGCACAAGTAGAACAGGCGTATCTGGAGTATGCGGATACCCTTGGGTATTGGACGGAGGAATGACCATGTATGTAGAGAATATTATCCGTGACCTCAACGACCTGATCTTTGACGTTAAGGCAGCAGGGGCTAGGGCCTACGAGAACAGACGTGACGCAGATCGAACCTTTACCCGTGTAGTGGAGGGTGAAGAGTATACCCAGCATGGCTATGAGACTGTTGCTGATGGTATTGTAGAGGCATCGCAAGCCCTTGATAAAGCTAACGATGACTTCTTGAACATCGAACAGATGTTACGTAAGATCATCGAAGATATCCAGATGGAAACCCTAAGTGCAAAGGTGCAAGGCAAATGAAATCCGCATCAGAAGACCTATACAAAGCCAACCTTACTTCTCTGTCGTTTGTGCGGGGTAACCTACGCCGTGCCGTAGAGGAAGCAGAATGGCTAGGGGATGATGAACGTCTGGCCAGCCTTGAGGTAGAGCTTGAGATGGTAGAGGGTAAGATCGCCAAGGGTCAACTCTACGAACCTAACTGGTGAGGTATGGCAGACACCTTAGGCATCCTACTGACTGTTGCAATTATGTCACGGATTGACCTAGTGATCTACTTTCTTTATCGTCTGTTCAAATGGTAGTTGACGGATTAAAGAATGTTTGTATGCTAGGGCCGTGCCCCTGCGCGGGGTATATATACACTATAGTATACCTCTACGTCCCTCCTCTAGCCAACGTGAGGCAACCTGATGCAAGAGAATCTTTCTAGACTACCGTGCCCCTACGTTGACTGCGGTAGTAGTGATGCGTTCAGTTGGAACCCAAGTAAGGGTTGCGGTAAGTGCCACTCATGTGATAATGGCTACCCCAGTAGGAAGCCTACCTTTGATTGGGCCAATGAAGAATACCCTACGGAATGGAACCTTAAGGAGAACGTCATGCAAACACCGACACCTACCAACCTATCTGTCGTTAAAGAGGAATACTTGACGCCCGTCTATCGGACCATGCGTTCGATCAGCGACAAGACCATGCAGTTCTATTCCGTCAAGACCTACGTCAATGCTGATGGCGAGAGCATCCGACAGGAATACGTTTACCCCTCTGGTGGTAAGAAGTTTCGGACGTTGCCTAAGTCTTTCCGTGTGGAAAACTTCAAGAGCGATGAGCTATTCGGTATGGATAAGTTCAATGCAGGCTGTGCCAAGGCTGTCGTTATCACCGAGGGTGAGCTTGACGCTATGTCTGCCTACCAGATGCTAGGGGACAAGGTTCCTTGCGTCTCTATGCCCTCTGCTACGCCAAGCCAGAAGCTCTTCGAGAAGTGCCGCGATTGGTTGGATAGCTTTGAGAAGATTTATGTGTCGTTTGATAGCGACATGAAGGCTGAGCCTGTAGCGCAGAAGCTTGCGAACCTCTTCCCCAATCGTGTCTACGCTATCCCGCACGACAAATACAAGGATGCCAATGAGTTTCTTGAGGCTGGTGCCAAGGAGAGCTATCGCAATGCCTTCCAGCAAGCGCGTAAGTATATCCCTGACAACATCTTCAATACGACAGAACAATTCCTGTCCATCCTGCACGACGATGATGATAGTAGTTACACCACTACTGGTATTCAATCGCTTGATGACGTGATCCTTGGCCTCATGCGTGGGCACTTCACAGTGTTCCAAGCACCAGAAGGGATCGGTAAGACAGAGTTTATGCGCTACTTGGAATACTCCATGCTCACAACGACAGATGATATCAAGATCGCCATCTGCCACATGGAAGAGGTCAAGAAGCGTTCCCTCTTGGGTCTTGCGTCGTATGCCTTGAAGAAGAACGTGACCCGTAAAGACTTGATTACGAACCAGACCGAGGTGGACAAAGCTATCGCTACGATCTCTGCTGACGAGCGTCTGTATCAGTTCACTCTGGGTGTTGACGAAGACCCATTGGAAATCCTTGAGCGTATCCGTTTCCTCACCGAGGCATGTGGCGTCCACTACATCTTCTTCGAGCCTATCCAAGACCTTGCGTATAGTCGCCAAGGGGATGAAAGCGTAGAGCAATTCCTGAGCCAGCTATCCACTAAGCTTGCACGTCTCTCCGCTGAGCTTAACGTAGGGATCGTGACCATTGCCCATGAGAATGATGATGGAGCTATCCGTGACTGCCGCATGATTGGTAAACGAGCATCTGTCGTTATCAAACTTGAGCGGGACAAGATGGCTAAGGATGATGAAAGCCGCAACACTACTAAACTTCTTGTCGTTAAAAATAGACCGACAGGTTCCACAGGCTACGCAGGACAGATGTTCTTCGATAGTGAAACGTTCACCCTCTCGGAGAAATTCATGTAATGGAATACTCAGGAATGTTGATGCCTACGATCTGGGCCGTTATCTACACGCTGGGTGCCTACCTCTACTACTGGCACGTCAAGACTATCGTTCACTTCGCAGGTGAGGAGAACGTAGAGTATAGTGACTTAAAGATGCTCAGGAACAGTGCCATCTGGCCTTTACAGGTAATCGAAATCATGTTCTATCATGCGACATACAAAGAGGAGGGTGATGAATGACTGACGAGGAACTCACTGCGTTCCTTCGGGACTTGCCGTTCCTTCGCGCAGCGAAAGCAGCCGACCGCATCGAGCAACTTGTTGCGATTAATGAAGCCCTGACCGTAGAGCGTGAATGGTTCGAGGAAGAGTGGGTGTCTGCCGTGGACAAACTGAATAAGGCGGTGGAGGCGTTGCGAGAAATCTACGGAAATGGGGATGCAACGGGTCGGAACCCACAACTAATGGCAAACATAGCCCGCACCACGCTGGCAGAGATTGAGGGAGAGAAGGGATGACTGACGAAGATTTCGAAGGAATCATCGAAGACCTTGAAGCCAAGCTGGCGAAGGCGGTGGAGGCGCTGGACGGCTTGCTGGAAGCTATCACGGCAACAACGCAGCATGGCGACAGGTCGCTGACCATTACGGGTCCGACCGCAAATCTAAAATGGCTGCTTGAGACGGAAGAAGAAGCCCGCGCCCTGCTGGCCGAGATTGAGGGAAAGACGCCCTACAGGCTAGAGGGAGAGAAGACATGAGGTACACCACACTACCCTACGACTACGCAAGGTGCATCACTAAGGACTGTCCTCTAGAGGAAACGTGTATGCGTAAGACACCGGGACGGGAGACCTACCAGACAGTATTTGCACCGACACCAAGCAAGGACTGCCCATACTACATCCACAAGGAGGAAGACGAAGATGAGTGACGAAGGCCCATTCTACATTGGCGTAGAGGAAACCACAGAACATGAAGACGGCAGTGCTACATACACCTTCACGATGGACGACAAGGCTGCTGACTCTATGACTAAGCTAGGCCTAGAGTTCTGCATCCACTGTGCAGCCTATCAGTTGGACCTTCACTACGTCCTGACCAATTTGAAATACCTTGCGGAGAAGCGAGACAACAGTGGAAACGACGAATAAAGGCTCTGTGAGAACAGTCTTGACACATCACTCGCTGCCATGGTCTACTGCTAAACCTGTTGTCGTTAAGGTGACACTGCCAAGGGAGCCTTGGGCTAAAGAACCAAAGGAGGATGAAGCATGACGTTTGGACAGTGGTGGGAAAGAAAGGGTTGGTGGTTCGCCCGCAAGTATAACCTCAGCGAAGAGACGATGAAGGAGATTTGGGATGAGATTAGTCGCCATGGACATTGAGACGGATGGTCTGGACGCTAGCCGCATCTGGGTGATCTGCTCGAAGGACTTGGACACTGGTGAGACGATCCAGTTCCTTAACCCCTCGCATGTCGTCGAAGAGAAGGAGAGGTTCCTTGCTTATTGCAGCACTGTTGACAAGTTTGTCTTCCATAATGGTTTGGGTTTTGACGTACCTGTTCTTCATCGCCTTATTGGCAGTGATTGCGTTCCTGTTGATAGCGTCGTTGATACTCTTATTGTATCTCGAATGATCGACTACGAGATCAAGGATGGGCACAGCCTCAAAGCTTGGGGTATCCGCCTCGGTCTCTTCAAGGGTGAGCACAAGGATTGGAGTAAGCTCTCACAGGAAATGATTGACTACTGCCACCAAGACGTAGCGGTTACTCAAGCTCTCTTCGAAAGGTTCCGTAAGGTAATCTTCGATAAGGCATGGGCTGATGCACTACGTTGTGAGCATGACATTCAAATCCTCTGTGAAGAGATGACTGCTAACGGGTTCAAGTTTGACAAGGCTAAGGCTGAGGAGTACTTGAAGGAGGTAGAGGATCGTATGGCAGAGCTTGAGGCAGGGTTCCAGAGGGACTTCCCACCTAAGCTCGAAGAGGTTAATCGCCTCAAGTATCGCGTCAAGGAAGATGGGACACTATTCTCCACTGTCGTTAAGGCAAAGGAAAAGTACCCAGTTACTGACGTATACGGTGATGAACTGATCTGCTTTGATTGGGTGTCGTTTGATCCGGCATCACCTAAGCAGAGGATCGACAGACTATGGGACGCAGGGTGGACCCCTGTAGACAAGACAAAAGGACACATCCAGTATGAGCGTGAGCAGCGTGACAAAGCAAGACAATCTTGGCGAGGGAAAAGACGCTGAGCGTGGCGAGAAGTTCAAGCGTTACGGATGGATGTGTAACGAGCAAAATCTTTCGACGCTCCCTGAGGATGCGCCTGATGGCGCTAGGAACATCGCTGAGTGGCTAACCCTAGAGGGTCGTCGTTCATCCCTCGTAGAGTGGCTGGGTCACGTTAAGGACGATGGTCGTATCCATGGAAGGTTCACCCACATTGGGGCTTGGACTGGACGTATGGCCCACAGCGCACCTAACCAAGCGAATATCCCCGCAGCCTTCCATGGCAAGGTTAAGTCTGCTGTCGATGCTGTTAAGGAGAAGTACGACGGAAAGATGCGGGCACTGTGGAAGGTAGAGGATGGCAACTGGCTCGTAGGCACCGACGCAGAAGGTATCCAGCTACGCATCCTTGCCCACCTGATGAAGTCTGAGGAGTACATTCACGCTATCGTCAGTGGCAAGAAAGAAGATGAGACGGATATCCACAACGTGAACAAGAGAGCCTTGGGTATGTCACACGT